TGGTTCTTGTTCAAACTTCTTCTTCATTAATTCAACATTTCTTAAATCATCATCTGAAAATCCTATAGTAGGTAAAAATCTATTCATAACCAAATTTTTAATTTTAGCCCTTTGATTGAGTTCTTCTGATAATTGTTTTACATAAGTAACAAATTCACTCATTGCTTCAACTTTGGCTTCTTCGGGATTTGCCTCAACACTCGCACCATAACTCACAGGGTAAAACTTACACATGTCCAAATAATCGTTTATTAATTGTTTGTCACTTTTGTTTTCCATATCCATAAAGGTTCGGAATTTTTTTAGATTTTTAACAAGTTGTTTTCTATCTATACCATCAAAATTCATCACAATCAAGTTGTAAACAGCATCTCTTAATGTTTGAGGAGCGTGACCCCTTGCAGTTATGATTGAAAATATTGAACCATTATTAATTGCTTCCACAAAATCATTCCACACTGGACCTTTTTTGGCTTTAAACACATCCACTTTAAATTGTTCATCACCGTCTGTTCTAAAATTTCTGAATGCGGTAGATGGGTCCATACCAACAATAGTATGTCCTTCATATTCAAATGGGGTTTTACCAAGTTGAGTTCTGTATTCGGCAAAATCTTCGGTACTCATAGCAACCTCATTATTGTTTTCATCAAGAACCATTATCTTGGTAGGCATTACCATGATATTATCATCCCAATCAAAGGCGTAATATTTTAAACTAGGTGTCCCATGTTCGGTAAACCCCTCAACTACTCTTAATTTTTCCATTTATTTTTTTACGGCTAAAAGGGACTGGTTTCCCAGCCCCTTAATTTTTTTATTAGATATCTTCAAAAGATGCTCCTGTTGGAGTAATCAAGAATTCTATGTCAATGAATTCCAATGACTTAGTTGGTTTCAAGTAAATCTTACCAACCAATTGGTTTCTATCCAAGTCTGCAGGGTCTGAAGAAACTGTTACACGGAAATCGTATAAACCTCTGTCTCTTCTAATTGCATCTAAGATAGGGTTTACAGAATTCAAGAAATCCTGTCTTACCTTTTCGTCATTTTGTTCAAACAACAATCTTGCTGCCACCGCAGATATCAACTTACGAGTTTGTAATAACAATCTTCTTACGTTGATTCTATCAAGAGCTGATTGTTTAACTTGAAGTGTTTTATTACCCCAAATTACAGTTCCAACATCCGCGAAAGTTGCTATTGGGTTAATTCTACCTTCATACAAAGTATCTCTTTGTGGTTGTGTTAGTTTTAATCTCGCTTTGATTGAGTTTACCAAACCTCTTGTATAACCCGCAGATGCAAACCATGGGAATGCAATGTTGTCAGTTAACGCCAAGTTTCTTGTTACTTCACCTGTTGGTGGAATATAAATTTGTGTATTGTTAACGGTATCTCTAACCAAAATCCATGGGTAGTAAGTTGCGGTGTAATTTGAGTCAATACCTGTTTGGTCCAAATTATCAACCGCTTGTGTTGGGTAAATAATGTCGTCAACAGTTACTGCAGGTAAATCAACATTTACGTCAGGAGTTGTACAGATATATAGAGAATCTGCTCTATCTTCTTGAACCATACTGATAGCATCTTCAACCAAATTAGAGTTGTTTACATAGTCAATACCAGGTGTTACAAGAACGTTAATGTTTACTGATTCGGGATTATTAAATGTGTAAATACCTAATAAGTAAGCGTAGTAGTCAGTTGTTGACCAGTTAGTCACGTCTTGTTCAATTACAATGTTTTTAAACATTCCTGACTCAGAAGCCGAAGGGTATCTACCTAAGATATCACACGCTCCGTTAGCCCATCCTGAACCACCAATAATAAATCTATCTGTGTTGGTTCTCTTTCTTGTATAAATGTCCCAACCATCAAAACCACTTTGAACTAAGAAAGTAAATTTACGTGATTGAATTGTGTAGTATGGGTTATTTGGATTTGTTGGGTCTGATTGGAATGAAGCCGCACCAACATCAAACATAGAAGTACCTGAAGTAGAATAAATCACTGGAATAGTTACAACGGTTGCTCCTGAATCCATATGGAAACCTTTTGAAAGATAATTCCAAGGTTCTGATTCAGATGTACCAGGACATAAAGTTGCAGGATTTTTCTTACCTTTATATGCAAAATAATCGGGGTCCCAACCATACGCATATGCTGTTGAGAATCCTAAGAAAGTTTGTCTTATTTTGTCACCAGAACTATACACCGCATTGTCACCACCAAAAGCGGCTCCAAACGGAGGGTTTGCTATGATTTCGTTAGGGTAGTTATACGCTGTTTTGTATGTTGGGAAAGGACTTGTAACACTATCATACAATCTAAAGTTGTAACCTTCAAATCCACATGGTAATGATGTTATTGGTGCCTCTTCATTAAGTTCTAACATAATAAATTTAGAAAGAAGTGCGTACTCACCGTTAGTACTACCAATTTGTTTACCAACATATGAGTTAGACGCAGGGTCCATAGTACAACCAACAAATCTCTCCAAGTAAATTGGATTAGAGTCGGTGTCAGAATAACTACGTACACCAACATCAAATGTGAGGTTATTAAATGAAATATTTAAAATTGAAACTTTAACCTCTACGTTTGATGAGTCACCATCTGAAATTGTGTATACTTTAAATAGTTTTGTTACTTTAGTTCCTTCCAATTGAGAAACAACCCATGGAGATTCGGCACTCTTGTATCTGTCTAAGTAATATGCTATTGAACTTGAATTACTACTTCTAGCACTTGGTAATTCAACAAAATCACAATTTAATCCACGAATGTATCCTTGGTTGTAAGAGTTGTTTAACAATGTTGGGAATACCTCTTCAACAAACAATGGAACATCCGCTTGTTCTTTACCAAAATTAGTTCTACCAAAAACTTTAGTTAAATAATTTGATTGTGATATTGATAAAGATGTTTCAAAACTAAATGTTGTGTTATCAATAGTTGAACCGGTAACCGCAAATGTTGAGTATGGGTTTTTAGCGACATTACCATATGTAGGTACTGAAGAACAATCAAACGTTGCTCCGGTACAATAGTAACTTGGACCTGTGTTATTTCCTGCATATGTTGCCAAACCTCTTGACCTTAATGTTGCAACAACCATGTTGTCGTAATCACAATATGATATACCTGAATAAGTGTACAAACTACCTGATACAACACCCGAAAATTCTGAACCTGTCAAACCTGGGTCTATTGGTGTAACGTTTTGAACAATATTAAAGAATGAAGAACCTGAATAATTACAACTCCCCAAATTATCAAACATTGCATAATACCAAGAATCGTTAGTATCACTTTCTAAATCGTTTAATCCAATTTGAACGTCATTAACACCAAATACATTTGACTGTGGTGTATATCCGTCAACATTGATTAAGTTATCGTAATCATCATCATCAATACTACCATAAAACGCAATTGACTGACTTAAACTACCAGTACCTTCAATAGCATCTATTGCTACGGTGTAAATGAAATTTTGAATGTCACCACTAACGGTTGATGTTCCTCCATTGAAAGTTGTATAACTTCCAAAGTGATTTAATATTGGTGCTGGGAACGGAGTGGTTCCGTTTATGTTAAATGTTATGGTTGATGATGACCCTGTTGTTCCTGAATACTGAACAGACCATGCGGTAGCCACAGGATTGTTAGAACCAATTGTGCCTGGGTCAACGTTGGCTATAGTTGTTATAGACCAAGACGGACCTGCGTCATAACCTGATAAACCAAGAATTCTTGTAACGAATAGTTGGTTAGATTGTTGTAAATATGATTTTGCTATATAAGCCGCTTCGTATTTTGGTATTTGTGTCCCAACAAATTTTTCTGGTTGGGTTCCTCCAAAATATGCTTGGAACTCATCATAATTTGTTATGAAGATTGGTTCAAAGGCGGGACCTTTGATTGTCTCTCCCACGATACCTAGTGTAGTTACCCCCACACTCTGTGCTACGAAGCTTAAATCTCTTTCCGAAGTGTACACACCCGGTGAAACGAAGACTTTATTTGATGTTGCCATTATTCTGTTTTCTTAATGTCTAAATTTATTTTATTGTATAAATATCCACCAAAAACACAAAAACTTTACTTATAAAGATGTATTTATAAATTGGGCAGATTATTTTCTGCCTTTTTTCTACCTTATGGAAAAACCACGCAAGAAGATAAAAAATTTAAAGATATCGGTTGAGACACACGATGTGTTGAAAAGATATTGTGATAAAAGGGGATTAAAAATCTATAAGTTCCTTGAAACTTTAATTATGGAAAAATGTAAAGAAAAAAGAGACTTGTATGGTGAGGATTAAACTATTGTTGCGAACCAAATTAAATTGGACTCTTGACCCGCATTTGTTTTTGTAATATCAACTCTTAACACATCGTTAGAGTTGATTTCTAAATTTGCTAAATCAGAACCAAAAAAATCTCCATTGATGTAAACATCATATGAATCAATATTTGTTACTGAAGTGTTGGTTAGATTTACTCTATACGGCAAAGTTTTTTCTATTGAGGTTTGTGAAGAAGAATATACATATGGTAAATCAAATGTGTCAGGGTTTAGAGGATAAACATTTCTTTTACCCTTCAAAGACCTTGTTCCAACCTCAGTCAAAGTTAATGTACGAGAAATTGCCGGCTTAACTTCAAACTCTTCTTCGTCAATTAAAATACCCAACATTGTAAAATTATATGTTTGTATATAAAATTTTCTTTTTTCCAAATCCATTACATCTTCATCTGATACACTATCTAAAAGGATTGGAATGTAATGTCCTTTAATGAAAGCATATGCTTGACGAGATGCGAAATTCTGCATAACGATTTTGTTAAACTGATTTAACTCTCTCATTCTGTTACACATAATTTTAACTTGGTAAGTAATGTCTACAGGAATAGGTTGGGGGATTGTATAAACATCGGCACCTCTTCTGTTTCCGTCCCATGTCGGAACAACCGCAAAAAGAAATTGTTTTCTATTTGGAATATTGTAAATTAAAGGGTTTGAACCATACTTTACCTCAGGTTGTCTGATTACCGTAATAAAAGGTAAATCAACGTTACTATCTAAATCTCTAAAATTCCAAGTCTCGGTAAATTGAGACCAGTTCTGTGATGTGATGATAATATCCACAACAGGAACACGAGCCCCTGAAGTTGACATCTCCAAAGTATTTTTCACAAAATCCAACATACCCCTATCCAAGTCATCATGTAATAACGACTTTGGTAGATAGGTTCCGTCCTTAGTGATATAACTAAGAAGTTCTTCCCTTCTACCATAAAGAATTTTTTGATTCTTTAAAGGAAGTGTTGGTTTAACAATTTTTTTTGGTAATGCCATTATCAATAAATAGTTTAATTTATATATTACAATCCTCTAAACTCGTTCATGTTCACAGGTGCACAATCAAATGTTTGATAGAATGGTTTGTATCCACCATAAGTGTGTTTCAAATCTGACACAACCCTTCCGTCATCAACTACGGTATAATATCTAACTCTACTTTCAGTTTCGTAGTATCCAATGTAATCACCAAAATCTATGGTAATTTGTAATTCATTTAAATCTTTTTGGTAAACCGAAAATGTCATATTACCTGGTTCAGTCTGAGCAATTTTTGAGGTTCCCAAAAATTTATTTTCAGGTTGTGCAATTTTAACATAGGCCTTGAACTGAACAGGTGCTAAAAATTGAATTCCGTCTTCTAACGCTTCTCCGTAAACATCATCGGTTTTTGTTTTGTATCTATCTACTTTATACAAAACCAACGTAAAGTTCATATCACCACCTAACCACTCTCTACCCATAGAGACATCTAAATCAAAATCTTCACCTCCGAAAAATTTACCTAATCTTGTTATTGGAACTAATTTCTGTGTCATATTATTTTATTGTTGAGTTTAATGTTGTTACTTGACTTGCGTTTGCTATTAAGTTTATACCTAAATATTTTTTACCCGCATCAATTAAACCATTTTTTAATGCGTGTAATCTATCCGCAGTATCCTCATCAAAACTGTCCCCATCAACATAAAATGTGAATCCTGTATAATAGGTGTTTGGTGGGTTATTATCATAACGTATAAAGTCTCGCAACTCAACTTTAGCCAATCCTTTAACACCCTTAGTAATCACGGGTATTAGTTTCATCATTGCTTTTTTAGCATCTAAATCATTATCAAAAATTGCCATTATTGATAAATACCTTATTTTTTATTATTATTCTATAATATTGTATGAGTAATGTTTTAACCACCATAGAGAGTAGAGCCCTAAATATCTTGGAGTCGTACGCTGGTGCAAACAACTATATTCTCAAATTACAACAAAAATTCAGGATAAATAAAAAGTTTTATCCCACAAGGTCTCAAGCCGAATACATCGTGAATTATTCCCCAAACACACCAAA